GATACTAGTCGGCTTGCGGGTAGTCTTTACAGGAGTCTGTGCAGTAGACATCGCTGTTCGTGCAGGCAGTTGATTGCTTGCCATGCCTTCAGCGTCACCCTGCATGTCGCTATAATCATTATTACTTGCGTTGCTATTTGCGTAAGACTCATCTGACATATTGCGAACAGGAGCCTCATCAGGAACTGCTCTACGCATGCGGGCAAGAATATATGGATCAGTTGGATCAGCACCACCTAACCATTGCTTCTGAGCATCACTCATTCCTGCGTATGCATCAGTGCTTCCGCCTCCATCAAAACGTCTAGTGCGTTTTGCGCCCTTCATGGGCATTTTCTTTTTAGTAGCCATTAAATAATCCTACCTTTCATTTTAGGCATCATGGCACGTGTATGACCACGCTCTTGAACACTATGTTCACCATGAGGTCGATGTCCACCTGCAACTACCTTACCCATTGAAGACTCTTTAATTGAGCCACCTGATGCGTATTTCTTAACCTTACCGCCTTTTTTCATCTCACCCATGAATGACTTCATGTTTTTACCTGTTTCAATTGGCTCTTTCTTTCCATCGTCACCAAGATTGGTTCCACGTGTATGACCTGATTTTTGAACTTTAGATTCGCCAAACTTACCTAGTTTGTTTGACCCTTTTTCTACGTCTTCTTTCATGGAACGGGAACCCATTGTCTCACCGCCCTGAGCCATTTTTACAGTTTTCATCCCCATGGGCTTTCCTGTTTTGCTATATTCTTCATATTTCATGGTTGGTTTTTTCATAGCCATTCCACCTTTTTTAAGAGCAAGTTTAGTACCCTTATCGCCCTTATGCTCTTGAGTGTCATGCTGTTTAAACGCTTTCTTAATCTCTTTGTCAGCCATTTCTTTGTCTTGTTTCATGTCTTCTTTTTCAGACATACCGCCTTTAGCCATTTTTTTCATCTCGCCACCCTTTTTAAATGTTTTGCCCTTGTCGGCTTTTTCAAAATCTTTCCCTACTGATTGAGGTACGCCTTTTTTCTTAGCCATCTCTTTGTTATGGGCAATCATTTCCATAAAATTGTGTTGTGCTTTAGATTTACTTGGCATTTTTATCTCGCAATAAGTTGATTAATTTTGTCTTCAAGTTTGTTAAACCGACTGTCAATGTGGTCAAGAATTTTGTTGAGTTCTGTTTGAGTAACAGAGTCTCTCGCAATCTCTTCTCTTGTTCGGTTAACCAATATACTAATACGCTGTATTTCACTAAATTTCTCCTTCAAGAAAAATCCGATAATTGCCATTATCAATGTAATGACAATATTCCACACCATAATAATTTCACGAAGTTCCATTTAACATTTCCACCGTTTTAAACTTGCCGCTTTACGTGTTGGTTTGCCATTCTCGTCTTTCATTGGTCCTGGCATTCCACTCATTCTTGCACAAAAAGATCGTTTTCTAGCACCACCTTCGGGTTGTGGTGCTTTTAAATGCGAACCTGTAGCCGCATTGTATTTTGCACGACCCTTAGCAGTTAATCCTGCACCCTTGGATGCAGGTAATTTCTCCCCTCTACCAATGGCTAAACTAGGGGTTTTCTTTTTGGTAGCCACATTACGATCCGTTAGAAATAAGTTTGCCAGCAATAATAACGCCAGCCGCAATAGTGGTTGCTGTACTTGTAACTAATTGCCATTGGACATCAGTTTTTTCTGAATAAAGATATGGGTCAGATGATCTATTTGCTGTATAAATAGACACAAATGGTTGTTGTAATACTTGAAGTTTTACACCCGTATTGTTATTAATTGCCTGAACTGAATAAGTAACAATATTTGACGATGTATAACTATTGGATGTATTTACTTCGGCAAAATCTAAGTAAAAAGAATATCCTGCTGGCACAGTATATATGGTACTTTGTGACTTACTGATACCCGCATTAATTTGGGCAACGATATTTGATGATTGCTTTAAAGTAATAGTTCCTACGTTGGTAGTTTGTCCTGTACCCGGTGAAACCATTAATAAACTGTTTACACGAAAATAACTATTGATAGTTGTAACTCCTGTAACACCGTTTAATGTAAGTGTTTCAGAAATTGGTTTAAAGTTTGCATCAAGACCGTTAATTAATATGTTTGCTAAAGTATCGTCTGACGCTGAAGAACTTGCTAATGTTAATGTAGATGCACTTGTAATGTATGTATACGTAGTGGCATTTTCCCAAACAGGAATTTTTGTATTCCCGACAGCAGATTGATAACCAAAAAGACTTAATGTTTGATGACCGTAAATCTGATTACGAGAAACCTGTAAATCAAATGGCTCATTTCTTGCTTGTCGAGTAATCGAATTAACTGAATTGTTTGTATTGGTTACATTATTTGCCATAATTAATCTCCTAAGTTTGAAAAAAGGGCACCGAAGTGCCCTCGGATTAATTAGTCAAAGTTACCGTATGGGTAAGTTGTACTGTTACCAATGTTTAAATCTTGCTGTGCATATTTCAATGTAACAGCAATTTGTCCTGATGTAGGGGTTGTTAAACTTGTATTGGTAATCTTTAATGTAACAACTACTTGGCTAAACCATGATGGTTGTGTACCCAATTGCATATTTTGTACATCTTGCAATGTACCGTATGCATAGTCTAATTGCGTTCCAACAAATGTTGCAGTTCCACGTGTTGCAGAAGTGATTGCAGACATTGTTGCATAAACACCTGTAGATGTTGCAAAAGCGTTAGAAACATATGGTTGAATGGAGTTGGCAGTAACTGATCCGTCAGTTGGCAATACACCAACATCAACGATAACGTCAGTAATATTTGATCCTTGCGGAACTAAAAATACAACACCACGATAGATGGTACCCGATGTATCTGCTGTAGGAGCAGTTCCTACTGTCGGCCCAGATGTGCTATATACGCCACTTTGAGGGGTATAAATGGTTGCAATTCCGTTTGGAATGTTATTTGAGTTAACAAACTTTGTAGAAACACCACCATAATTGACAGTATTTGGAGTTGTAACAGCAAAGTCTAAAAATGCTTGCTGTGCTAACAAGACTGGACCAACGTCACGTTGGGGTCCAAAACGATTATCGCCAGACAAAATTGGACCTTCTAGAACTGTACGTGCCATTTTACTACTCCTTTAAATATGAATATTTGAGAGAGATTTTCCTTGTAGTAGAAGTATCCCTACCAATGACACGCCCTCTCTCTGCATAGGACATATCTGGATTATTAACTATAAACTTAACAATTGCAAGATATTTTGGGTCTGATAAAGCCATATTTTGCCGAATTTTTTTTAAGTTTTTAATGTGTTTATCAGTTACAGGTTTTTTATTTTTTAACTTAGTAAGGGAAATCATGTCTTTAGTATGCTGAGTATGTTTTTTCCCCCGCATCGGTACTTTGGCATTATTGGCAATATTAAAATATGTTGGTTCATCAAAATAAGCATTGCCTTGTAAAAATGCATTTTCAATATCGTCTAAATCTTTTGCATTAGCACATTCAACCTCTAAAAACCAATCAAAAGAACTTTTTCCATATTTATTATAAGAATTTTGCAAGATTGTATTTACATGACAACCTTTTTCTAAAAGACGAAAATGTTCATTTATACGTTTTTTTACGTATTGTGATTGCCCAACATAACATTTATTCGTAACCTTATTACGAATTTTATATATTCCTATGTAGTCGTGTGCATATGGCATGATAAAGTTCCTTGGAACTAATATACCACAATTTAAATTTTGTGCAAGATGTTTAAACAAAAAACCCTGCCATTTAGACAGGGTTTTTGTAAGGTTTAAACGATTAGTACGAACCGTATACACCTAATGGGTCAGAGTAACCGAATGAATAACGTTCACGAGACTTGTAACGTACGTTACCTGTATCGAAATCACCATCCATAGAGTTCTGTAAAGGTGTTCTTACGAACATCTTCAGACCGTTTGGAACATCAGTAGTCAAGAACCATGCATTAGTTGCGGTCAAGAAGTGGTTAATTGTGTAACCTTCAGGAACGGAACCATTGTTCTTAATTGCATTGATGTCGTTGTTGTTTGTACCGACACGTAATTCTGTGTCTAACAAACGTGTTGCAACGAATTGCAATGCAGGTGGAACAATTAATTTGCGTGGTTTGGCTGCAATTAACAGTCCACGTTCATCTGTCCATCCGGCAATTTGAATAACAGCATTTTCAAGGGCTGTTTCGTTCAAGTCGGCAGGAGTAGATGGAGTGTTACCGTTAGTACCACCGTTCACCAATGGGTGAGCAGTAGAGAACAACGCTACACCGTCACCACCAATATAGGCTGGATTAAAGCCGTTATTTAGTGTGGCAGCACCTTTAACTTGCTTGGTGTATGCCATCGCACGAGCCAGACCCTTGGTATAACGTGCAGACAAAGAGTCGTACAAGTTATCTTCAATTGCTTCTTCCGTGAGGGAGAAACCAAGAGCGATAGTTTCGTGGTTGTAACGTGCTGTCCATGCTTCTTGTGCATTGTCATAGGCGATTACGTTACCTTCAACCTTGACAGGTGCAGCAGAGAAACCTGACAGTTTTGTTTCTTCTTCAAAAGAACGCTCAGAAGTCTCAATTTCATAGATTTCTTTATGTTCTTCGCCATAGCGAGCATACTCTAAACCGAACAATGCGTTCAAGCCGGGTAATAACTCTTTCAGTAGTTGTGCACGGGAAATAGCCATTATTTATTCTCCTTAAACAGCAGTTGCGGTGTAATACTCATGGATACCGAAGTTGATTTTCACCAACACTTCAGGATACATAGTAAACAAGATTGTAGAAGCACTCGGAATTGCTGTGATTGAACCTGGTACGTTTACAGCAACGTTTAACGTTCCTGATGTGGCACCTTGTGCAATAGCGGCAGTTACAAATGAACCCGTTTCGATAATCTGACCATTGGAAGCCAAGTAAGCAACATCAGCACCTTGCAATACGTTTCCGTTAGGACCAGTAGTCAATGTGATAGTTGTTGAACTTGAAGAACCAACAGCAGAATATGCATACGATGTGTCACGAACAACGTCAACAACACGAATAGGTAATGTTGAAGTAGTTAATGTCGCAGAGTATAACAATGCGTTTGCTGAGTCACCAGTGTTAACGTTACCTGTGTTGTTAATCATACCGTAGTTCTGACCAACCATAGGAATGCTACCTGATGCAATAGTTGTGCCTGAAGAACAAACCACAGCCTTGAAGACTGTATCTGGATCATCACAAATATATGCTTGGCAATCGCCTGCTAATGTGCCTGCTGTCCACTGCTGAGAAAATTGCTTTTGCTTAGTAGTAGGGCTAGTGAAAGTACAACCAAGGAACACACCGACAATAGCACCCGGTGATGGGGCAGTAGTGACAGATGAGCGAACGATAAAACCTTGGGCTATTGATACAAAATCACCGTAAAAAATACTGGTGCCATAGGCGTATTGAATAGGCAATTGACGAGTAGAACCCGCAAAAACCTGTCCACCAATAAGATTTACTGGCTTTAGCCCGTATGGGGCTGGTACTATTGGATAAGCCATAAAATTCTCCTAAAATTAAAGTTAACTTCCTTTGCCAAAACTTACCGAAGAACGTCTTTCATTAAAGATTGGCATTCTTGGATCGCTTTGACGCATTAAATTATTGTCTACAGCCTCCGATTGAAGTCTTGTCTGTTTTGCATAGTATTCTTGCATTTGACCGACAAACTCCGTTGGGATTTTGCAAAGTAATAACCCGCCAATTTCGATATTCCCTTTATAAGGACCATCTCGATGGGCTAACAGTTTCATTTTTGGTTGCTCTGATACATCTACAGGTTCATAACCTTCACGTAATCTCGAAGAGATATTTCGTGGGTCTGCTACTGCGTTCATTGCAACCCTAATCCAGCGATAGTCAAAACCCGGCTGTTTGTCAGGCTCAGGGAGAAGATCAGGAGGCATCCACTGTTTAGGACGCTCTTCAAATTCTCTGGTTTTAATTTCACGAGGTGCTCTTGTGTCACTCATTTTATCGCTCCAATCTTTTTGCTTCAATAGCATATTGTTCAGGGGTCAAACCTAATTTTTTTGCAATATTAAGTTCGCTTTGTTTAAGCCTAATTTTTTGCGAATTAGTGCTTCTCGTTGCGGGTGCAACTACCGTTGAAGGTTTTTTTACTGTCGCTGGCGGAGCAGTGTCTTCAAATTGCTCAGGGAATCTTTTGCGTATTGTCTTGTCCAATTCCGCATAATATCGGTCTGAGCCGGGTACTACGCCACTATTCTTCAGTTTTTCATGCAAACCGTAAGCCATAGCGGTCATTTCTTCATCCTGACCGAACCAACTATTACGTTCTTGCCACGCAATTGCTTTTGGATCAGGTCTTTGGACTTGCTGTTGTGGTATTTTTACCTCAGTTTCCCGTTCTTGTAAAGGGGCAATGCGAAAATTTTGTGTTTCTCGCACTTTCATAGACGCAACATTGAGTAAATGCTGTGCTTCTGCCATTGCATCGGTGTCACCTGACTCATATGCCTCTTTAAAAGCACGTTTTGCCATGGTTAATTCAAGATTTGCCGAGTGTTGGATGGTATCAACATAAGATTTTTCACCTGTTTCAACAATTTGCTTGAATTTGTTACGTTCATGCATTAATTGTTGGGCTAAATGAAGGGCTTCTTGATGTTCACGTAGTGCGGCTTCTTTTGCCCTGCGTTCATCATGCATTGCCTTCTTATATTGGCTTAATTTAGACCGTACATCTTCTGCGTATTGGGTTAATTCATCATTTTCTAACTCCGCAATCTTCTCTTCAGACATTGGGGGTCTACGATTCCTATCCTCAGGAGGTGTATCGTCTTCAATTTCAATCTCAATTTCAATATTTTGATTGGGTTTTTCCATTTCTACGGAGTTTTCAGGCTCCATTTCGTCAGGAAACTTAAAATCTAGTTCATTATCTGCCATATATTTTCCTTAAACTCGTGTAATTCCACGAGGATCGTCAACTACCGCCTCGACAGAATCATCATTGATTAAACGGAACTCTCTTCCGTGAATTTTTAACCTTGTTCCTGAATTTGGTCTAGCCAAAATAAAGTCACCAACCTTACACCAAGGTCCTGTTGGGAACTTTTCGGTGTCTTTGTAGCAATCTGGACCCATTTTTAAGACAAAAAATACAGTAGAAAGGATTTCTTCACGGTGAATTGTTGAATCGGCTTTAACTAAACCTGAATCACCATATTCTTTTTCCGCATCGGGAATGGCTACTAACATGCGATAGCCCATAGGGTCAGGTAATTGCGTTGCTCGTTGCTCAGGTTCCTTATGCAAGGTTCCTACCACTTCTGGATTTGTTGGGTTTGCACCAATCAAGATTTCCATTATTTCTCCAAGTTGTTTAAACGGTCAATCGTCAAATGACTTTTCCATTCGGTTTTTGAGGTCTATGATTACTGCACATGCGGACTCAAGACCTCGAATTTGTCCACATATATACCTGTATTCCTCAATCGTGGCTACGGAACCTTGGGCTAAACTTTTTGCAAGATAGTCCATACGGTCTTTGTATTCATTGATTAGGAACTCAAGATTCTTATCCATTACTCACCTTTTTGTTTGTTTTCTTCCGACACCATATGTTGCATACCTTCATGAAGCATTTCTTCTTTCTTCAACTTGCGTTCGTTTTGCAAATCGGCTACATGCTTTAATGCATCTATCTTTACTTCACCTTTTTGTTGATGCAGATCAGCAAGTTTGGCTGCGGCATCCACTTGCATTTGTTTGCCTTTTGTTTCGGCAATCATTTGTTGTGTTTGCAATGCAACATCATGTTGAGACTGAATACGGGCTTGTTCAATCTGTAACTGTTGCTGTTTGATTTGAATCTCTGCCTGACTTTGTTGTTGTTTCATCTGCAATTCTTGTTGCTTGAGTTGCATCTCTTGCTGTTGCAATTGAACCAATGGGTCTTGGGCTTTTTGTTGATTCTGTTGTTGTTGTGCTTCCGCTTGGTTATTTTGTAATAACCGTTGGGCGGCTTGTGCCAACATTGGAGCCAATTGAGCCTCAACTTCAGGAGGCATGTTAACGTCCTCTCCCGATTCATCAGTTTGTGCGGGTAAGGCAAATCCTAACTGTTGCTCAATTTGTACACGGTATTCAAATCCTAAGTGCTCATTAATATGAGCCATCATTGCCGCTTGCAACTGTTGTGACATTGGGTTGTTTTGCAACAAGGACATAATCTTAGGGTCTTGCATGGCAGACATGTGAACTTGGATATGAGCCTGATGGTTTTGATAAGCAAAGGCTTTAACAGGTTTGCCCATTAAGACATTTTGATTTTCAGACACAGGATCAGTTGGTTTCTTGTCTTCTTCCAATGGAATTAACTTGTCTGCATGTTTTACTCCAATCACTTCCAACATCTGACGATGGAGTAATGGCATGTTGTATAACTGCGGTGCGGTCTGTGCTAATTGCAGAACTGCTTGATATTGAACAATTTTTTGTGCCATGGTAGCGGCATTCGGATCGCTCACAGGGATTACATCTACGCAGTGGTAATCTTCTTTCTTGATCTTTCTATCGCCTTCTTCAGGTTCATATTCATAATCTTCTGAACAATTTTCCGCAATAATTTCTTTAAGTAATTCAAACTCTTGTTGCATCGAGTAATAAATACGAGCCTGAATTGCCGATGTCATCTTGAGGGTACGCTCTAAGATTGCCATGGTTGTACCGACAGGTGCTTGGCTAGACATATCGGAAATCTTTAAATCTCCTGCACTAGCAAATGCACGGGCTTCTTCAATAACCTTATCAAGGAGTTGTGCCAATACAAGACTTGGTTCTTTGTATGGCAATGGCAGAATGTTGTCTTTAATGGCTCCGCTAGGAACGTCAACGTCACGAAACTCACCCGGTGCTATTGGTGTGTCATCGCCTTTGACTCGCAAACCACGTGTCTTAAAACCACCGGGCAAGTTAGATAATGTTCCCGCATCCACGAGTTGTCGGGTAACAGAAGTGCCAAATTTTGCATAAGCACCAAGTATATGGATAAGTCCAAAACAATAAAAACCAAAACCTGGAATGTAGCCGTAATGAACGAAATGCTGTCTTTTTTGTTTTGTTTCATCGTCTTCCTTCCAATTTCTACGAACGGATAATACAGTTGTTGTGCCCTTTTCAATGGTCACAATGTAAGGTAATTTAATTCCTGTTGGAATCCCGTCATCGTCTAAATCTTCATAACCCGGCAAGTCCAAATCCACCATCATTTCAAGGACTTTGTAACGGCTGTCCATGGTGGCTCTAAAGCCAAGTTTTTCTGCAATTTTCTTTTCTACTTCATCTAAATCATTGTCAGGTTCATTGAGTTCTACATCCCTGTAAAACCCTGCGACCATTAATCTACGTAATTCATTTTCTGTTTTCCGCATCGTGTGGGTAACACGCTCGGCAGTCTGTAAACTACTTGCACCGTAAGGAACAACAATATCTTCCGCAGGAACGTACACCGATGCCTGACGTTGCAGGTGCGGATCAAAATACACCTTCTTAAATGCATTGCCTGACAAACCTAATCCCCATAGCATTCTTTCGTGCTCAGGGCGATATTCCTTCATCTTATCAAGGAGTTGGTAGTTCATGTCCGCTTGGACACGACTTGCTGATTCTTTCTTGGCAGGTGTTTCTTTACCGATGATTTGAGTGCGGACAGGTCCTTGTGCAGGGAACGTTGCCATCATGGTTTCTGCTTGGAACTTAATGAGTGCTTCTGCTAGGATTGGGTGGTAGATACCACAAGCACCTTCCCATGGTTCCGAGCGTTCTTCGATCTTTAATCCCAAGAGTTCTAAACCATCTACATAAGTTTGCATCCAATCTTTACGGGAGTCTAAGTCGTCCGAGTAATCACTGAGCAACTCTTGGGCAAGCATTTGTAAGTCACCCTCGCCCATAATTTCAGCAAGATTACCATCAAAACTAATTTCAGGACTTTCCACTTCTTCTTCAAAACTACCCTCTTCATCAGGCAATTCAATCTCAATTCCAATTTCTTCATCGTTCCCAAGTAAACTTTCTAACCCCATTGGTGCCTGCGAAAGAGATTTATCAATTGCCATATCGTATCCTTAGTAGTATGCTTTTCTGCGTTTAAACTCTTTAACCTCATCTGCCTCATCGTTGTTTAAACGAATAAAGCCTCCCTGCCTAAATCTTAACAGAGCCTGACTAGTTGAGTCTACTATATCGTCATGATCGCCATTGGGAAAACTTGCACATTCTTCCACCACTTCTTCCGCCCATCTTAGGTCGGGTGCCCATACAAACCCTGATCTAAATAAATCGGATATGGCGTTTACACGGGCTATTTTGTCATGCCCCCTGCTTGGGGTGTATTCTTGTAACGGAATGCCCATACGCCTCATTTCGTAGATTAAAGGGGCACCTGCCGCCTTTTTTTCCACAATCAGGTTGTCAGGTTGCCAATCTTTATACAATTCAAGGGCTTTTTCTTTTAATTCAGGGAACTCTAATCGGTCTTTAAAGCAATCCAATAAGATAATATTGGACTGACTCATGCCTGTATCGTCAGGATTTTCAAAGATTCCCCATGTTGTGCATACCGAATAGTCGGCACGGTTGTTCTTTTCAAATGCGGTGTCCCATGACTGTATGATGTATTGGCATTGCGGTGGGTTTGGTTTGTCCCATATGCGCCAATACTCCCGTTTAATGATGGCACCTTCTTCTGACGTTGGGTTTTGTTGGTACTGTGCTTCCCATTTCCCTACAGGGATTTCTGCTTTGATGGCTTCAAGTTCTTCTTGGCTCCAAAATTGGGGCCATTGTGGTAGACCTGATGGCATTAATGCAGGCAATTCAATGACTTCCCATTCATTACTACCATCCCGCTTAAGGGAATTGTCGATGATCTGACCTGTTAAATCTTTTTTACTCCAACGGGTCATCACAATAATAATTGATCCGCCAGGTTGTAGACGCTGACGGGGACCTGATGAGAACCATTCATACACACGGTCATACACCTCAGGGTTTCCTTGCATGGCTTCTTGTTCGGAATGGGGATCATCAATAATAAGAACGTCAGCACCCTTACCCGTTACGGCACCACCGACACCAATCGCAAAATAATCACCACCTGCATGGGTATTCCATCGTCCTGCGGCTTTGGAATCCGAAGACAACTTGGTGTCAAAGACCGATTGGTAGATTGGTGTGTTAACAATGTTACGCACCTTACGACCAAAGTTCACTGCCAGTTCGGATGTGTGGGCGGTCTGAATGATCTTTTTATTAGGGAACTTACCTAAAAACCACGCAGGGAATAAATAACTTGCAAACTCCGACTTGGTATGGCGGGGAGGCATGTTGATGATAAGTCGTTTCAAAGAACCATTGGCAACCCGTTCAAAGGCTTCTGCCATAATTGCATGGTGCCGACCAAAAATAAAACCGGGCCACATCTTATTCACGAACGGGAGAAAGTTATTCTGCGCTCGTTTCTTGCTGTCATCTTCAAGGACAATCTTTATCTTGGGAATGTCAGGGTGATCCTTTGGTAATGAAACCAAACGGTACATGTATTCATTGACTTGCTCTTGCGTAAGCAAATCACTCGACATCTTGAGTCCAATGTGTTTTGTCATCAGGGTCTACAGGAACATCACGCCACTCATATTCATGTAATTGATTTCCCTTGTAATGTTTAGCCCATGCTTGCTGAAGAACTCTGTCACCATTTAATTGCGTTTTCCACCTCATTGGAATAATGGGAAGCCAATAATATTTCATAAAGACACCATCTTATCCACGGATTTATCAATCACCTTCAGGGAACGAATCATGTGGGGTTTCACTGACAA